ACCTCAACCAATGGAATGGCAGTACTATACCAACAAATCCAAGAAGCGGAAGATTGACTATCTTTTAGCCCAAGCAGCTAGCAACTTTGCCAACTGCCCTAACACCAAAGAGGCAAGGCAAGAGGCCAAGCTGAAGGAAAAAGATATACTAGATGAAATCGCAAGACTTGACCGACACTTTGCGGAGCGTTGCGGGTGGGACAATCCAAATCAGACTGAGTAAGATCCCTAGCCTAAACCAATTCTACTCCAGTAAGCACTGGACTTTTAGAAAGAAGCTCAAGGATGAATTGAATGCTCAAATACTAGAGCAGCTAGACCAGTATGATAAAGTCACCTACGAGGGCTTAGAGGTATCCCTTAGATGTAACTATCGTATGGACTTGGATAACTGCATCATGGCAGTAAAGTTTGTGGTAGATGCCTTTAACAAGTGGGGAGGGCTAGAGGATGACTCCCCCAAATACTTCCAAAAAATTAGGATGGAGGTAGACACAAGCCTAGAGAAAACAAGCTGCATAATTGAACTGAGAGAAATTTTTGTGTAGAAAACTTTGCCGTTTAGTTTTTTTGTTTACCTTTGGGTGAAACCAAAACTAAAATAATGGCACATTCAGAAACACAATGGCAGCAGCTGGTGCAATACCAGCAAGCAAGGATTGAAGCACTTGAAAAAGAAAACAAGTGGCTGAAAGAGGTAAGGGATGTATTAAGCAAAGATGCTGACATCCTCATTCAGGCTCATAACGAAACCTTAAATTTTATTAACTCAAAACTCAATTCAAATGGCTAAGATTACTAGCATTCAGCCTAACGGCAACTGGCGTGACCTCTATAAGTTTGAGGTAACCCTTGACAATGGAATTACTGGCATGGTATTTTCCAAGAGCGACACCTTCCGCTTTGCAATAGGTGAAGAGGTATCTCACGAACTCAATGAGAAAGGCACACTAAAACTCCAAAAGCCCCAGTATGCTGGCAATAGTGGAGGTGGTGGGTACTCTGCACCAGCAAGCACACCAAAAGCACCAAGCTCTAACCAGTCTGAGCAGATAGCTCGCAGTGTATTATTCAAAGGGGCTATTGATCTCATTGCAGCTGGCAAGATGGATATGAAGTCAATCCCTAGCTTTGTGGATGAATACCTATGGGTAGTCACTGGAGGCGAGCCAAAAGGCAGAAGCCACCAAGACCACTTCAGTGAAGATTCACCATTTTAACAAAAAGCCCCTTTTAATTAAGGGGTTTTTTAATTACCATTGCATCTATGCACCACCAAGCCCTTTATACCTCCCAAGAAGCTCTAGACTATTTAGAGAAAGCACGGAGTGGTAAAATTAAAGAGGCTAACAAATTCGGTCACCAAGAGATTGATGACTACCTAAGGTTTAAGCAAGGCAACTTTATTGTTATTACTGGTCATGCCAATGTGGGAAAGACCCACACCATTTTATACCTCATGCTTTTGCACACCCTAAGGAATGGCACTAGGTGGATGGTTTTCTCTTCAGAGAATGAGGTAGGCAGTCTTCAGAGGAAGCTCATAGAGTTTAAACTGGGTAAGGCCATAAGAGAGGCTAAAGACTCTGAGTTTTATGATGCTCACGCCTATGTGCTAGGACATTTTAGATTCATTAAGACCGATGTGCTTTATGACATCTTTAGCTTGCTAGACACTTGCCAAGAGCTTTATGATGAAGAGCCTTTTGAGGGACTTCTAATAGACCCGTACAATAGCCTTACCATAAACCAAAAGTCTTTGGGAAAGGTCAGCACCCATGAGTATCATTATGAGGCTACCAGCCGTATAAGGATCTTCTGCAAGAAAAACAATGTAATGACTATTTTGAACACCCACCCAGCTACGGAAGCTTTAAGGAGAACGCACTCAAAAGGGCATGATTATGAGGGTCACCCAATGCCCCCAATGGCTTCAGATGTAGAGGGTGGCGGTAAGTTTGTCAATAGGTCAGATGAGTTTGCGGTGGTACACCGATACACCCAGCATGAAACTGATTGGATTTTTACTGATATTCACATACGGAAAGTCAAGGACATTGAAACTGGAGGCAGACCTACGCCAATGGATAAACCCATACGGATTAGGAGCGAGAGAAATAATGTGGGCTTTACCATAGGATTAAAGAATTTGATGAATCACACTATAAAACTGGAGAACGATGTCCCTTTCTAGCAGCATGAATGAGCTAATAATTAGAGGCCACCAAATGAAGCTGCACGCAGTTCAGGAGGGTCTTTATAACCTATCCAACGGAAATGACTTTTTAAGGGATAGCCTCACTGATTGGATTCTAGACCTACATAACATTAACACTTGCCTAGACTATTTTATAGACTATGAGCGTAGAATAAATGGGCTGGTCAATGAAGCACGATTAGAGAATGCCAAACAAGCCTATGAGATGGCTAAGCTGAAAGAGATGGTAGACGAGCTAGAGAAAAAACTTGAACGATGCGCCCAAGACCTATAAGCCACACTATGGAGGGTGACCTTCTTTTAAACACTAGGACAAAGGATGTGTACAAGGTCATTCATTACCAGTGGACATTCTGCAAAAAATGTAGTGAAGCTGGATGGATGCACTGGTGTGATGAAAGCAAAGATCCACACCACATACATTATCGGTACTATGTGCTGGAGGATATAAGAAACCAAAAGAAGTTTGAGGTGAGTGGTGACTACCTAGACAATGCCCTTAAAGAGGAAAAGATTAAATTTACCAGCAGAAACCAAAACGGATATTTCAGATGAGCATTATAAGTGAAGTTATCAATGAAGTGGAAGATGTCTTTGAAGTAGACATTCGCGGAAAGGATAGAACAATGATGAATAACCTAGCTAGAAAGGCAGTGGTAAATGCTTTGCGGAATAACTACACCACCATAGAGCTGGGTAGAAACCTAAACCGAAAGCATAGTACAATATGCCACTATTGGCAAACGCATCACCGCGACTTGTCTTTAGAATTTTATAAGAATGTGTATGAGAGTGCTAGGAACTCTTATAAGGAGAAAATCAATATACCACTTGTAACCTCTTATGACCTTAGAGATGCAGTACAAGAGATAAAAATAAAGTTATCTTTATTAGAAGAGCATCTAAACCACATCTAAAAAATGGTCAGCAAGGAACGCAGAAACTACTCACGGCAACAAGGTGACCTTGCTGAAAAAAGGTTTATAGAGGCTTGCAAAGCAATAGCCTACGAAGTCAAAAAGGCAACTGCCCAAGAAGACATTTACTCCCACATAGATTACTGGGTGAAGAGAAAAGATGCTGATTGGTATGGGGTGGATGTCAAGGGTAACCGCCACCCCAAAACCATTTGGGTAGAGTTCAAGAATGTCAAGGGAGATGAGGGTTGGCTTAATGGGCTGGCTGAGTTTATAGCTTTTGACATAGCTGAAGAGGGTGGTTTTGTGGTGATCCGTAGGCAAGAGCTTTTAGAGTGGTGCATTGAAAATGTAAGTGCAGATTTTGTAACTAAAGACAAGGCACACCGAAACCTCTACCAAAGAGAGGGCAGAGAGGATGTACTAACAAAGCTGCACCTAGAAGACCTGAAAGAATTAAAATCATATAAACTTTTAAGATATGCCAATTCCTAAACCCCAAGCCCAAGAAGACCAGCAAGACTTTATAGGGCGTTGTATGAGTGAGCTAGCTGGGGAGTTCCCTGACCAAGAGCAAAGATTAGCGGTTTGTTATACAAGCTGGAGAGAGGGCGAATAGCCCTCTTTTTTTGAACATATTTGTTTTTTTGTTCAAAGTGTGTATATTTGAGTAAACCAAAATACTCACTAAAGTGAAAAAACCTCAATCTCTAGATGACTACAAGGCTTATGCCTTTGGCATCACTTGGGTAATTCTTACCCTCCTAACCCCTTTTGCAATCATTAAGCTCCTGAGTTATGTGTTCTGAGTTTGGCGCACCTGATCCCTACGGAGAGCCTGAACGCTGCGAATACTGCTACACGGTTCTTGACTACAATGGCATCTGCCTTGAGTGCAACTACGAAGACTATCACGAATTATGATTGAGAAAAAGTACTTCCACATTGAAATGATTACCCCCATTTCTTGGAGTCACACCCCACAAAATGCGGAGATGGTTGCAGAGTTTGAGGCCGTATGCCCCGAAACTGATAACCTAATTTTGACTATCCCGCTTCACGAAGATTTCTATGACTTCGCTAAAGCGTACTGCGAGCAATACAAAGAATACATCTTAAACAAGATAAAATGATTACTCTACTTAATGGCGAGCAGTGGGACAAGGCAGCCCTACTAGAAAAAATGGTAGATGATGATTTCTACTACGGACACTTGGGAAAGAATGCCCTAAGCTCTTCAGCTATTAAGCTGCTAGAGAAATCCCCCAAGAGCTACAATAACATTGTAAGAAATGGCAAAGAGCAAAACTCAACTGCCCTTCAAGTAGGCACATTCCTACATACAATGATTTTAGAGCCTCACCTCTTTGATGAAAGGTTTGAGATTATCAATGTGCAGAGCAGAGTAGCCAAAGCCTTTAAAGAAGGCAATGCCAAAAGCAAAAAAATTGTACTGACTGCCAAAGAGCATGATGAAAATATGAGGCTGGTAGATGCAGCTCTACGCAATGAGTATGTCCTTAATGTACTTAGTGGCTCAGAGTTTGAAGTACCACAAATACAAATGCTTGAGGGTTATGCTTTTAGAGCAAAGGCAGACATCTACGACAAGAAATATAGCTTTGTGGCTGACCTTAAAACCACAAGAGAGATAGACAAATTTGAATGGAGTGCTGAAAAATATGGGTATGACATTCAGGCTTTTATTTACACTACGCTCTTTGATGTAGACACTATCCAGTTTGTAGTCATTGACAAGGACTCTTGCGATGTGGGCATCTTTGATGTGGAAAACTCCTTTTTGAATAAGGGGTACAAGAAGCTCAAGAATGCTATTGAAACATACAAGCACTTTTTTGAGATGCACAATGATTTAGATAGTTACATTCTTAGAGCTACACTAAAATGAAAGAAACATTGCAAGAGCAGTTTGTACGCATAGCTATGGCTAGGCTGAAGCCCACTTATAGGTTCAAGCCCCAGCGTTGCGCGATGGCTGCTCACATGTACCGCAGATGGCTTGATAGGCAGATAGCACAGTAATTGGGGAGGAGGGGGCTTTTGTTATTTGGTTTTGGTTTTTCTGCTACCCCCTCCAAACCTTTTCAAAGTGTAAGATAAAAACACCACAAAGTGTAAAATAGAAACCTTTAACACCAAAGAGAAATGAAAACACCAATACAAGAGTTGATTGAGCAACTCAATGAATTAGAAGCAAAGTTAACCTCATTAGAGGATGCAATGTATCGTGGAGGCGTAAGAAACGCTAAACGATTAGCAGAGGAACTACTTAAGAAAGAGAAAGAAATCATCTGCAACGCCTTTAGTGATGCACAACACGGAGCAGTTGAATCAAGATGGACTGCCGAAGAATACTTTGAAGAAACCTTTAACACCAAAGAGAAATGGGATATGTAGTAGTTTATGATAAGTTCCTTGAGGATAGCACTTGGCTACTCAATGCCCGAAAGACATTCAAGGAAGAAAAACAAGCCATCACCTTCGCAAGAGACTGTGAGCATAGTGCTTACACCGCCAATGTCAAAGTATTTCAATTATGAGCATAGAAACATTCAAATACATAGGAAGCGTACATTTGCTCCCTCACATCTCTGTCACATATGATTCCTCAATTTGTGACGGATGTGTAAGCATCGGATGGTTGTGGTGGGGAATCAGTATCGTTAGTAAGAACGGAATGCACTTATGAAGAACCACACAAAGGTATATTTGCAGGGGATGGGTTACGATACAACGGACTGGATTCCTTGCGAGGTATGCAACCGCCAAGCCGTAGACATCCACCACATAGAAGCTAGAGGTATGGGAGGAACATCCAACCACGACACAATAGAAAACCTAATGGCCCTTTGTAGGAATTGCCATATAACCTACGGAGATGTCAAGCACCATAAGGAGTGGCTTAAACATATTCACGAAAGAAAGTTATTTAAGAAATGAAAGTAGAAATTAAAAAGGTTATACCTAACCCAAGCAACCCGCGTATTATTAAGGATGATAAATTCAAGAAGCTAGTAAACTCTATTAAAGAGTTCCCACAAATGTTAGAGTTGCGACCCATAGTGGTGGATAGCAATATGGTAGTGCTGGGTGGTAATATGCGCCTCAAGGCTTGTCAAGCTGCTGGACTGCAAGAGGTGAATATCCTAATTGCAGACCAACTAACGGAGGAACAAAAAGCCGAGTTTATCATCAAGGATAATGTGGGCTTCGGTGAATGGGATTGGGATTTGCTCGCCAATGAATGGGATGTGGAGGCGTTGACGGAATGGGGATTGGATGTTGGTGGATTTGATTTGAATGCAGAGCAGTTTGGTGATGAGTTCTCTTTGCCAGATGGTGACAAATCACCATTCCAGCAAATGACATTTACTTTAGCAGATGAGCAAACGGAGCAAATAAAAAATGCCATTGCAGACGTGAAAGCAACAGACGAATTCAAATACTGCGAAACCTTTGGTAACGAGAACTCAAATGGCAACGCCCTCTATTTAATTATTATGCAATGGGCAGAGCAAAAGAAATAGTAGTTAAGGTCATTCCAGCCAAAATTGCTAATGAATTCGTTAAGAAGCATCACTACTCTGGTAAAGTTGTGCCAAATAGCACTTTGCACTTTGGAGCATTTCTTGATGGGAAGCTTCACGGAGTATTGAGTTATGGAACTCCAATGGATAAAAGAAGAGTTATGCCGTTGGTCACCCCATCATTATGGAACGAAATGCTTGAGCTTAATAGAATGGCATTTGATGACTACCTTCCAAAGTATAGTGAAAGCCGATGTATTGCAATCAGCATACGACTTTTAAAAAAGAACGCTCCGCACATTAAATGGATTCTCTCATACTCTGATGGAACTCAATGTGGAGATGGAACTATTTATAGGGCAAGTGGATTCAAATTAACAGGAATCAAAGAAAATAAAACTATTTTAAATTGGAATGGTAAAATAGTAGCCGATAAAACGTTGAATAATTCAAACTATAAAAAAATGGGCTTTAGTGCCTCGCAAGCCAAGAAGGATGGGGCAAAGCCTTTAGATGGTTATCAATTACGATATATTTATTTAATTGACAAGAGCTGCACTATAAATGCGGAGATAATTCCATTTGATAAAATAGACGAAATAGGTGCTGGGATGTACAAGGGGCAAAAAATAACCCTCCAAGAGAGGAGGGCTAATTTGAGCGAGGAGGTCGATTTGAACGCCACTTCTTGATTGGAATACCAAGTGTGCAACCATTACACTACCCTCGCAAAACAAATATACGATAAAGATGGACAAAACTGAACAACATAAAAAGGCAATGCTTGATGCTCTGGAGAAATCTTTGGGCGTTGTAACTGCCGCTTGTAAGGCGGTAGGCATTGGGCGTACTACGCACTACCTATGGATGCAAGAGGATGCGGAATACAAAAAGGCCGTAGAGGACTTAAACGATGTCGCTATTGACTTTGCAGAAAGCCAACTGCATAAGCAAATCAAAGACGGGAATTCCACCGCCACCATCTTCTACCTAAAGACAAAGGGTAAGAAACGAGGCTATGTAGAACGCCAAGAGATAGAGGCAACGGGAGGTAAGATGTTCCAAATAGAGATTCTTGGCGAAGATTCAAACCAATAAGGTATTCGGACACCTACTACGCTCGGATAAGAAAATCATCGTAGAGCAAGGTGGTACTCGTAGTGGTAAGACCTACAATATCTTGCTATGGATTATTTTTAAGTATACCGAGCAAGAGACGAACAAAACAATAACCATCTGCCGTAAGTCCTTCCCTTCCCTCCGAGCATCTGTAATGAGGGACTTCTTTGATATACTACGAACCCACGACCTCTACATAGAGGAACACCATAACAAGTCCAACCACGAATACTACCTCAACGGAAA